AATATTCATTTTTAATAAAAGGTAATACTTTTCTACAATAATCATTATTGAAAAGTAAATTTCTCAAAATAGTAGTTTCGACTTTTTCCATTACTCCTCTAACTATGGATTTCGTTTGTGGTGTGGAGCATCAAATACAAAAGTAATTCTAACCTCATCACCAATATTTTCAGCACTATGGGGAAGTTTATTATTAAACCAAAAGAAAGTTCCAGGTTCAACAATCATAGTTTCATCCCCAACAGTATACCTGTATTTCCCTTGAATGGAAAGGTGGTATCTATCTTTCGTAAGATAATAAGTCCCCTCATCAATATGAGTTCCAACAATCTCACCAACAGGCAAAGAAAGAAAAGCACAACGACGTATTTTCTTAAAATATGTCTTTAAGAATTTAAAAACTTCTGTATGTTTTTCGTATGCCGGGGTCTGAATACAAATTTCAGTATCACCAACATATTGCCCCTCCCTTTCTATTCCACCCATTATTAATTGAAGAACATCAACCGTAAAAATATATTTTGTCGGGTCAAGTTGTTCTATCTTTTTATCTTTGATATTTTTTTGCGAACCCCAGTCCTCTGGATATTGTTTTATTTGTTCTAATATTTTGGATATATCAATTCCAGTTTTTATAACTCGAATGTTTTTCATTTATAATGTAGATAAGTATGAAGCAAATATTTGGGATTACTTACAGGTGGTTCTGCTTTATGTGGAAACATCCAGAATGGAGGAAACATTACAAGTGTTCCCTGTTTTGGAGTGACTGAAACATCTTTAAATCTTGTTTCTCCACCAGTTTCAACATCATTCAAATACCAAAAGAAAGATAGAAACCTTCTTGCTGTTGCGTGATTGACTACATCAACGTGTGTATCAAATTTATCTACACCATCGTTATTATATCTTTTAATTCTAAACTGCTCAAATGCGTGAGTTTCAGGGAAGACACGAGCATCAGCAAATTCATAATACTTATTCTTATATTCAAACGTTTTATGAATTAGATAGTTATGAACGTTTTCTACTTCTTCATTTAACTTACAATTTTCTGTAAGATTAAATTGAGTGAATTTTTGCTTTCCATCATTATCAATTTCTTCATACCTGTCTGGAACTTGTTCAAACAAACTAATAAGAAACTCACAAACATTAGGTTCTATTGCGTTTTCATAAATGTGAATAAAATCATTTAATTCATCCATAACTAAACTCTTTTCTTGCTATTTCATCAAGTGCTTGCATTACTTCTGGAGTAAAATACTTTTCTGGATTTTTCAGTATTTCTTTTGCGTAAAGTTTTTTACCGTCCATTTCGTACCTACCCGCAACATTCTTCCACAACCCACCCAATTCTCCAAGTTCCAGAAGACCATAATAACGATCAAGTCCACGCTCATCATAAAACAAACGAATTTCAACCTCTTGGTTTTCTTTACTTAAACGCGACTTAGCAGTCTTTGCCTTGATAATGTTTCCGACAACTTCTGTTCCATCTTTTTCTTTTTTCTTTGAGAGATGAATAATGGTAGAAGCAGCATACTTAAGACCACTACCACCTCCCATCTCTTTAGTAGGAACATAAGCACCAATAACATCATAAGTATGATTGGTTACAATCATAGGAATTTTTGCCTTTCCAAGTTTCAAGGTAACCATACGGAATGCACCTTTAATGAGTTGAGATTTGGTCATGTCCCTAACTTCTTTGTCATTCAGGGCATCACTAATCTCTTTACTGGTTGAAAGCATACCTAAAGAATCCAGAACAAACATACAAGGACTGCGTTCTCCTTCAGGTTTCTTTAGGTAAAGGTCAACTGCCTTCAGTGCTGTACCACGAAATTCTTCAACTGTGACCACATTGACAACAACCACTCTACTTGTGTCAATGCCTCTGCTTTCCAATAAGGATCTGGTGATTGCAGCTTCAGTATCAAAATACAAGCAGTATCCAGTAGGATTATTATCAAGAAAATTTTTGACCACTGCCAAACTAAAGAAAGTTTTTCCTGTACTACTCTCACCTGCGATTGCAGTGATTTTGTTACCAGATACACCACCAAAGATACTCCCAGATACAAGAGCATTAAATATGTACGAACCTGTGTCCACATAAGTTTCAGTTTCGTCAATATCTGATGCCAGTTGCGTGTATTCTCCACCAATCTCTTTTACAATGTCTTTAAGAAAATCCATAGTTATTTACCTTTTTGATATTTGTAATTGAACCAATAGGCCCAAAGTTTATTATATAACTGTTTATTGCCTTTAACAGATTCTATAATATATTTACATTCTTCTTCTGTAATTGGAAGTTCCATTATCTAAAAAATGATTCTAAGTTTACAGTTTTTTCTACTCTCCAGTTAATTGCATCCAAAATTACTTTCATTGGTTCTAAAAATGCTTTACTAAATTGTAGGTCATAATCAATATATTTGTCTAGTCCAAATTCCTTTGGAAATTCTTGAATATAAGAAATTACATTCTCACGAATTGGATTTGGAAGTTTCAAATAACAAAATTTAATCTTCTCACCATTTTGAATTTTTGCATACTTCTTATCTAACTTTTTTTCTTTAATTAGATGATTATAAAGAATTGCTCCTCTTGCGTGAATGGGAGTTCCCTTACAATAAAGAGTCGATGAAGATTTATGTTTATCCACATCATTAATTGAACGTGGAAATGAAATTTCTTCTGGGGGAAGTTGATTGAATGCTTTACGAAAATTATCTATAAATGCAATCATTTCGTCTTCCGTTTTAGTCATCACAATTTTAAGAGCATCCTTAATTTTTTGACGACAAGGAGCTGGAGTAGAAGATTTGACTGCTTCCAATCCCATAATCTTTAATTTAGGTTCATCATATCGAACACCTTCACTATCCCAAACATTCAAAATATATCGTTTTTTGGCAGTCCAGATTCCACGGTCGGCAATATTCTCCCGTTTCATCTGCATCTTCTGGTCGTATGCATTTACATAGTCCGCCAATTCTTGGTAAGAACTCTCAATATATTTTTCAAATTCCACCTCACAGACCTTATCAAGGAACCCAACAATTTCCTCAGTAGTTTTTTCTCTTCCCTTGTATACAGTCTCGACAAAAGGACCCATATTAAGGTAGATGGAATCAGTATCTGAAGCAATAACATAATCAACATCATTTGTTTTAAGAATTTTGTTTAGGTATGAATTCATTTTACGTTCAATCCAACGAATGGAAACTTGCCCAGACATTGTGATTGCTTCAGCATTTGCTAGTTTATAATACCTGAAATACTGATTACCGATAGCACCATAAGCACTATTAAGAGAAATCTTTTTTGCCATTTGGATGTTGTTGCATCTTGATATTTCTCTTTCCAATTCTTTCGTCTTGGTCTTTTCGTATTGTTGTTTTGCCTCCAACATCTTTTTCTTGAAGATTACACGGTCATTATACATTTTCTCCATTAGTTCTGGAAGAAAACCACGAACGTCCTTGCGATACATTGCACCATTAGGACATACAGCATAATCACTATATTTTTCAAGATCAACTTGTCGTTGTAAAATTTTATCAACAGTTGCGCTGGGATGTCTCTCATCCAGAAGAGTTTCTGGAGAGATGTTATATTGCATAATCAAATGAGGATAAAGAGAATTAAGGTCAAAGGAGACAACCCAATCATATTTTCCAGGAATTGGTTCTTTGACATATGCTCCAGCAAATTTATCACTCTTCTCCGAACGGTCCTTAGGAGGAATAACAATATTCCTTTTCTTTAAGTAATTATAAATGATTGCATCCCAAGTTCTTACCTGAAAGAACACATCATTAAAATTTATTTTTGCGTCATAAGCCATCGTAAAACATAGTTCGATAAGTTTCATCTTATCTTCCAATTGGTCTACAAGTTCTACGTCTCGAATATTATAATCAATAAACTTCTGCCAGTCTTTTGTATAAAAATCCTTAAAGGTTTCAAACTCAGAGTGGTCCAATTTCTTTTGACCCAGTTCTACATTCGCAATATGGTCTAGACGATAAGATTCCTGTGCTTTATAAGTAAACTTCTTATAAAGGTCGAGATAATCAATCACAGAAACCCCAGCAACTTCATAAGAGATTTGCTCTCTTCCTTTAATTACAAGTTCTCTTCTGCGAATATTTCCCCAAGGAGAAAGACGACGTGCCTCCTTCTCTCCTAAGATTCTTTCAATTCTTCCGGCAATATAAGGAATATCATACAATTCACAGTTCCATCCAGTAATTACATCAGGAGTTTCCCTTTCCCAAAATGCGAGAAAGTGTTGAATCAAATCAATCTCATCTCTACATTCAACATACAAAACGTCCTTACGAGTATTAATATAAGGACGAGAAGCAAAGCAAATGATATGTTTTGTTGCGTAGTTTTGTAATGTGATTGCTAGAAGTTCTTCAGCACAATCAAATACATTTGGGAATCCATTCTCAGAAGCAACCTCAATGTCGATTGTTACAAGACGAATTTTCTTAATATCAAACTTAATTTCATCTTCTGGATATGTTTGAGAAATATATTGTGCTTT